ATGAATGCTTCTATTTATTTAAAAGAAAAACTAAATACGGATAGGATGTTATCACTCTCACTAGATCGTGGGATAAAAGAAACCATGATTTCTGCCAAGGGAACAATTGAGAGTGTATACAGTGGTGTAGAGAGAGCCAGTTGGTATACATCTTGTTTCTTTGAAAAATATGCGAGTGAATGTCGGGAGATAAAAGCTGAAGATGCAAGAATAATAAAGGCAATATCAGAGATATATAAAAGATCTGATGTTATCTTTGACATGATAAAGCTTTATGTCGAGTATGTTCTTGATAAATATACACCGCGTGAGAATGCGCGGAGTTCTGCTTATCACTCATCCCATGTGGGTGCCAATCTCGCAGTTTCAATGGCTACAAAAAAATCAATGGCTTACTCTATAGCTAAAACGGTTTCTGGCTCATTCTCTGTATCGAATATTGTTCGAGCGGAAATAAACAAAAAAGGTTTATTTTTAATTAATGCTGCTGATTTATATGGAAAAGTTCAGAAATCTGCCATGGCAGCCAGGAAGCTGCAAGTCATTGAGCCTGGGTATTATAATTTACTACGGATCAATAATATAGAAATGCTTTATGTCTATATCGATCCAGTTATTTCTAAAGCAATGGAAAAAATACATTCGAACTCCAATTTAAGTTTTGACGAAATTGTGAATATACTTAATGGCATGGGAAGGTAATGAAAAGAATATTATATAACATATTGTTCTCGACGATCCCATTTATTGTTATCGTTTTGCTCGCAGCTTTCTATTTGGAATTCATTCCTAATCACTTTGGTAAGCTGACATTAGTAACAATTGTAATTGTATTCTTTGTATCATGTAAAATAATGCCTAATAAATATATCTAAAATAAAATCAAAGGATGACTTTGAGACTGTAATTAAAATTGTGTAATTGCCTGTTTTTGATATGTTCACTCCAACAACGGAGACAGGCAAATTATGGACGAGAAGAAACTTAAAGCTCTCGCTGCAGAACTGGCTAAAGGCCTCAAAACCGAGGCCGATCTCAATGCGTTTTCCCGTATGCTGACGAAGCTTACCGTCGAAACAGCGCTCAATGCAGAGCTGACTGAACACCTCGGACACGAGAAAAATGCCCCAAAAACCGGTTCAAATACCCGCAACGGCTATTCATCCAAAACGCTGCTGTGCGACGATGGCGAGATTGAACTGAGCACGCCTCGTGACCGTGAAAATACCTTCGAGCCACAGCTTATCAAGAAAAATCAGACGCGTATCACGCAGATGGACAGCCAGATTTTGTCCCTGTACGCCAAAGGCATGACAACCCGTGAAATCGTCGCCACATTCAAGGAAATGTACGATGCGGACGTGTCACCCACGCTGATATCTAAAGTCACCGATGCGGTTAAAGAACAGGTTGCTGAATGGCAAAGTCGGCCTCTGGATGCGCTGTATCCCATTGTTTATCTTGACTGTATCGTGGTGAAAGTTCGTCAAAGTGGTAGCGTGATAAACAAAGCGGTGTTCCTCGCTCTCGGCATTAATACTGAAGGTCAGAAAGAACTTCTGGGCATGTGGCTGGCTGAAAACGAAGGGGCGAAGTTCTGGCTCAGTGTGCTGACGGAGCTTAAAAACCGGGGCCTTCAGGATATTCTGATTGCCTGTGTGGACGGCCTGAAAGGCTTCCCGGATGCGATAAACAGCGTGTATCCACAGACGCATATCCAGCTTTGCATCATTCACATGGTGCGCAACAGCCTGAAATACGTGTCGTGGAAGGACTACAAAGCCGTCACCAGCGGACTGAAAACGGTGTATCAGGCTCCGACAGAAGCGGCGGCACTGATGGCGCTGGATAACTTCGCGGCAACCTGGGACGATAAATACCCGCAAATCAGCAAAAGCTGGCGTGCGCACTGGGGAAATCTCAATACGTTCTTTGGCTACCCGCCCGACATCCGCAAAGCCATCTACACCACTAATGCTATCGAATCGCTGAACAGCGTGATCCGTGCAGCTATCAAAAAGCGCAAAGTGTTCCCGACAGACGACTCAGTGAGAAAGGTTATTTATCTGGCGATCAAGGATGCTTCAAAAAAATGGAGTATGCCGATCCAGAACTGGCGGCTGGCGATGAGTCGTTTTATTATCGAGTTCGGTGACCGCCTGAGCGATCACCTTTAATATGGTGGCAGTTACACAGAATTATTTACAGGGTCATGACTTTTTATAGCCATTCTTTGAATACTTAATGTAATAAGCAGCTATTCTTTTCTTATCCCCTACCCTGCATCTCCTGTTTTCTCTCTTGTGCCACCCCACACAATCCTCATAGCATGCCGTGCGCCCCCGTTGACGGCAGACTGACCGAGTGAATATTCTTATTGCTGGCCTCAAACGCCTATTGGCTAACATTATCCGCATTGGCATCGTCTCAGACGTCGATCATGCTAACGGAATGTGCCGAGTCAAAATCGGCAACCTTGAAACCGATTGGCTCAATTGGTTAACCCTGCGCGCCAGTCGGGTGTGTTTTTGGTCTGCGCCCTCCGTGGGTGAGCAAGTAATGGTGCTCAGTATCGGCGGTGAACTCACCACCGGCTTTGTGCTGCCCGCCAACGCAGAGGACCACAATATACGCGCGATGGCTTCAATAGCCGATGGCACAAAGCTAGAGAAACAGCATAAGAGGCTCACCCTGAATTGGATTTTAATTTCACATTCCATGATCTGAAAGCAAAAGGCGTTTCTGACCTTGAGGGTTCACTCAGTGAGAAGCAGGCGATATCAGGACATAAAAACATGGGGCAAACAGCGCGGTCTGACAGGAAAATAAAAATTGTGCCGGTGGTAGGTAATCAGAAGAAGTGATTTTTTATGCGTTAGTTGAATTTTATGTTCCTAAATCATCTTCCTAACATTTTCCTAAATGTGATTTCAGGCACAAAAAAACCGCCTCTCGGCGGTTAACGACATACTCATACTACTTTGTTTTACTTAGAATATTTTCCATGGTGCCCGGGGCGGGACTTGAACCCGCACAGCCATAAGCCGAGGGATTTTAAAAACTCTCACGACATCATGAAAATCAATAACTTACATAAAATCAGTAAGTTACCAAACACGATGACGGGTTAGTTTGGGTTGTTGTGGGGGTGGTAGTCACATTAATCAAACTAAATTCAATAATCAGAAAGAATCAGGTGCACTTACATACTCATACTTAATCTGACGTCCTTGCTATTCTGGATGTGATCAGATCTGGTAGTTAGCTCGGTGCCAGGAACAATCAGCCAGCAGCTATGAGGTCAGGAGGATATCCCTTTCCTCTAGAAAGAGTGGAGTTATAATCGCATGACCTTTGTGGTGGACTCAACCGATACGGCAGCTATCGCACGGAGCATAAGTGGGATATTTGGACCATATAAAGCTTCTTCGGGCGCAATGCCAGCTTTAAGCGCGGGCACCCAAAGGCGAGCTTCGTAAGTTAGACGCCCGAGCAGCCATATTGCTCGAACTCTAAAACGATCTATCGGCAGCATTGATGAATAGAAATTTTTCGGCAGACATGTGCCATCTCCCAAATATTCTTCAAGTGGTGTCTGCTTTTCCTCAATTAACTCCGTCATCTTTCTCTCAATTAGTTCATTGTCCCACTTGTGCGATAGGTCATTTCGAACTTTTCGAATGTGATCGAACTCAACGAGTAAATCCTTGCTCAACCAGCCAAAGGCAAAAGCGAGCTGTATCCGTTGTGAGAATCTTGCTAAGGGGCCGAAACCGGACATGAGTGCGCTGCACCCTCCCGGAACATCGTCGGGAATTTCGCGCTTAAACATATCCTTTAGCCTGTCGTCCGCAAACGAGGCGACAATTACCGGAATAATCCTTACCTCTTCGGACACCACTATTGCAGCTATCTGCTCAAAGAGCTTTACATCAGCTTCGAATGGAGACGCTTGATCGACGAAATTTTTAACTCGATGCTCTCCGAAAGCTCGCGAATAGTTTCGGTAGACCTGGAGTCCCCATTTTTCACCGTCGCTAAGTTTCATAGAAATAATATCCGAATCAAGGAGTTTGTTCATAAGGTAAGCTCGTAAGTGGTATAAAAATAGAGAAATACTTCAATAGATTGTGTCGTATCATGTTCTAAATCGCCACACCTTTGGTAAACCCTCAGAAGTCAATTGCCGTGACTATTAGTTGAAAGCGCAAAAGTCTACTTTTCGCTCATAACTGCCTAAGGTCCTTCCTGCAGACGGCTCAGAGTCAGAAGCGGACGTTACTCAAATCACATTTACCGTGGTCAGTTTTAGTTAGTCACTACAATTCGCTGAAATTTTAAACAAAGCGGCGTTGCCCAGTAAAAGCTAGAGGTGTATGTTTATCAGGCTGTTCAACTAAACAGCATGGACCAATGAGGATATGAGATGGCTGATAGTTCAGAGTCTTTCGCAAGCGTCGATCAGATTACATCCCGCCCAAACTATTTAGCAACATTAGAGATTACCGTAGATAGCTTTAGCTCGCTTATTGGTCGTTATCACCTCAGTGAAAGCGTTCAATGTCAAGTTAAAACTGAACACGGCATCTGTGGGCAAAAGCATCAACGCGGATATGTTGGTGCTACAAAAGAAGGTAAGGAAGGTCTAATTGGTGGAATTTGTGGCGATAAATATTTTAAAGAACACACACTATTTGTTCAGGAAAAAAATCGTATAGATGCTGAGATTGATAGAAGAGAAAACATTGAAAAATTGATTGTTTATAAAGAAAACTTTCTTTCTTTGTCAGGTGTTTATGGTGCGCTTTCTCAAGACGTTCAAACAATGAAAAAGAAAACCAACCACCTTTACAATGGTTTTCCAGACATTGTTTTGACATATTTATATCAAGCCCAAAAAACAAAAAATTGGGATTTGAATGTTGATGTCTTACGCCATACTCGAGGTGAAAAAGGAATGACAAGCAACTGGTATATTGAAAAGCTTTGTACATTCCCGCCTTTACCATCTACACAAGAAATTCAAAGTTTGTTAGGTAGGATAGAAAACCTAAAAACTATTTTTAGCGAAGCTTGTTCTTCCAATATAGAAGATCTATCAACACCAAAGTTAAAGGGTTATGTACGAAGCCTTTCTGATTTTTATGAGTTAGAAAATAATTATAAAAAATTTGATAAAGATGTAGAGGAATTTACTCAAGATCATACCTTGTACAATTTATATTATGCCTGTGCTAACAATAAGGACAAGTTAGCTACTATAAAAACAATTTTAACTTCCAAGAACCCCAATCTCTCAGAACAATTAGTAAAATATAAATGTGATGAAATTGAGAGAATGACTAAAGAAAAATTCGATAACTGTCAAGTTAGATATAATAAGACAGTGATGAAATTTAAGAAAAACAGTATTGGTTAAGAAAAGCCCCGTTTGGGGCTTTTTGAGTTACCACCAACCAAACCTAGAATTGTAGGCACACCCGTTTTTTGCTCTTAGCCAACTGTCAGATTTTATTGTACTCAGTTACAGAAAACAGTCAGCACGTCTTTGAAATGCGATCATATGGGTTCAAACTCACTGCCGCTTCTAAATGATCCGGAGCAAAGTGGCTATAGCGCATGGTCATTTGGATAGTGGAGTGCCCGAGGATTTGCTGCAGTACTAAAATGTTGCCGCCGTTCATCATAAAATGACTGGCAAAAGTATGGCGTAGAACGTGGGTTAACTGGCCGGTAGGTAATACCAGCTTAGCCCGGTCAATGGCTTGGCCGAATGCGTCATAGGCATTGGCGAATAAGCGCCCTTTCATCTTTGGAATTAGTTTATGCAGTTCCGCAGAAATAGGGACTGTACGGTTCTTTTTGCTCTTGGTGTTGATATAAGTAATTTTATTTGGCATCACCTGAGCTTGTCTTAGCTGCTCTGCTTCACTCCAACGCGCACCGGTGGCCAGACAGATTCGAACGATGATACCGAGATCTTTATTACTGGAATTGTCACACTCATGCAGCAGACGCTTAATATCGTCTTCATAGAGAAAAGTTAATTCATTTTCACTTTCACGAAATAGCCTAACGCCATCCAATGGATTCGCATGATTCCAATGCCCTAGCCTTTTTAACTCATTAAATACAGCCCGTAGATAGGCATGTTCACGGTTAACCGTTGCCTCTTTTGGCGGTTTAACGATTCCGTGTTTTGGCTTACGGCTAAACTCACCGGCTAAACGCTGCTTGCGGTATTTGGCGAACACTTCCCGGTCAAAATCGGCAACAGCAGGATCGCCCAAATTATCACACAGGATATTGAGTTTATCTAATCTTGCTTTGCCGTCACTCAAAGAGCGCCCGTGGAGTTCATACCACTGACCGACCAATGTTTTTAACCTCTGCGCGGCAGTCTCTGCCGGTGTGTAGTCAATATCCAGATCACCACGTTGCGCTAACTGCTCACGTTCAAAGCGCAACGCCTCGCCGCGAGTAACAAAGGTTTTCCTAACCCGTTTACTGTCACGACCATCGGAGTAAAAATCACAGACCCACTTCCCGTTGGGTAATTTCCGTACTGCCATTTTAAATGCCTTACAAAATAATTTATACTATATATAAAGCCCTAAATTCAGCTTTCACACATTGCAGGTCCATTACATACGACTCAAATGTATCAATTAGTTCGCTTACCAGATTATCGATAATATTCATTTTATCCCTGAGGATAGAACAGTTGTGTGCTTCTCCTACTTCTACAGCTGAAAGCCTACCATGTGCAACTGCATTTCTTTTATTAACCACTTCATCAACCGTCGCTCTTTCTATTGGTGTTCTTGTGAAATTTGTAATACCGAATGCAGCTAAAACTTCAACAATAGTTTTATACCATATGTTTTGTAAAAACTCAGAAAATACAGTTTCTGCTACTGTACATACTGACTCCCCCTCAATTCCACTAAAGACATCGCACGCTTTGCTTAAGTAAAGCGTATTTTTGGATTGTTTAAAGGACTGCATTTTTGAGTGGAGTGATATCGAGTTAAATTGAGTAATGAAATGCTTATTACATATATTTTTTTCTTTTATAGATGCAATTGTTCTGATAAGTAAATCATTCACTGTCTTCTCAACATAAGAATAAATATGCACATAAAAAAGTCCTCTAAACATTTTTACTTGTGGAGGGGTCTCTTGTATTACATTATTATCCGCGCCATTGACAGTTGGCTCCAGAGATTCAACATAGTTGATATAAATCATAACATCATTAAATCTAACTCGAGCAGAATCTCTCAGCGGCGTAAAAATCATTTTATTAGCTCACTTTTAACTATTTCATTTCTAGCTGTAAGTGCCTTACGAGAGTTAGTTGCTCCCGTTGTATATTTTTTCAATTCAGAACTATTAAGTAATTCAATCAATGTTTCTTTACTCAAATCGTTTTTATTCTTAATTTTTAATGCCATTGCTGTCCCGACAGAAATAGCCTCATAAAGAACTATTGGCGTGATGTTTACTCTATTACCTCGAACGATGCCATTAGGGAGACTATCATTCAAAAACTCAAAGGTTTCAGTAAAGATACTTTCAAGGTTTTTTTTATTTTTAAACGATGTAGTTTTATTCTCCATATAGTCATTTAAAAAACCTTTAACACTATGAGTGAATTCAATCGAATTTTCATAATATGCAAAAAACTTAAGAACAAGCTCTTCAAGATTCCCTGTCTTTTTAGCATTTTCAGTCAACTTAACTACTGCCTTAAAGTTAACATTTTCTGCACATTTTTTTATGAAATCATTAAATTCCCCTGTATACACACAGTTTCTAATTTCTTGCGGGTGTAGTATAACCCCTCCAGTATTTAACCTTTCAAAGAGATCATATCTGACAGAAAAATCACTACGATCATTTAATACTGTCAATTTTATTGACCTAGTTAGAAACATAATCTGCAGTTGCTTTGGCATTCTATCAAAAGTAAGTCCATTCATTGAATCTAACTTTTCCAATCCTTCTAATGTCAATTGATTATAATGCCCCTCTAAAGCAGGTTCAGTTTCGCTTCCAATGAAGTTGATAATAGTCGATAGGCGTTGAACCCCATCAACAACGTCCCAAGATGAATCTCTGTTTGTTGCCATGTATAAACTTGGAACAGGTATGCCGAGAAAAATTGACTCAATAAGTTGTGATTGTCTCGTTTCATCCCAAATAAAATGCCTTTGATATTCTGGTGATATATCGATAATACCTTCGGCTAACATATCATAAACTTGTTTGATAGTTATATCATAGCTATCAAATGAGACTGTCTTTCTATTCCTATCTATTTGGTCTTGAATTTTTATTATATCCACAGTTAATTACCTATTTTAGTTTGTCTCATAAAATAACAATATTATTCTTCAACTTCATTCTCACTAATACCAGAACATTAATACCCTTTAATCTCACCGACAACTTTCGCCAGTATATTAACCTCACTAACCGGCCAATTTACATCATTGATTCGCCATACATCACCCGGTAAACGAGCAATATTGCTAATTGAGGTTACACCTGCTTTTTCAATCAACCAAAGACCGTCAGCAACATTTTTAAATTGGCGTTCGACCAGAAAATAGCGTTTCTCATTAGGGAACGAAATTAATTCAGGTTCAATAATCTGAACGGGAAGTAACTCTGAATCTAGTAATATAGGGGATACATCTATCAGCAAACCATCTTCAAGGCTTTTATGAGCAATAGATTTTGCGGTTTCATGTGCGACCGGTTTAACCGGTTCTTGAGGTTCACCCTCGCCAGTTGCAAGCCACTGTAATGATACGCCTGTTTCTAAAGCACAGAGCACAATCTCTTTGCCCGGAAAATAATCACGTTTGATCCAAGTGCTGATTGTTCCCGTTCCTGCACCTAGATAAGCTGCTAATTCTCTTTGTACTTTAAAACCATAGGCTTGCATCATTCTTTCTACTGCTGCAATCCCGCCGCTTAGTTTTTTATCATCCACGCTCGCAAAAACCCCTTTACATACTCACATATGCATAGTTTAATTCGTGAATTGATGGCAAATACCCACCAACACCTATATTAACCACCATCAAACAGGATGCCCTATGAATCAGAACCTTGCAATAACAGTTACGTCGCCCTATTTGTCACTCACTGAGTTCTCAAAATTGAGCGGAATCCCTTATGAAACCTGCCGTGGCATGGTGAAAGATGGTCGCCTTCCTATCCGCCAGAAAGTTCGCAAAATGGAAAAGGTTCTCGTAAATATGATCGCTCTCACTAAAGAAGCGGCAAACCAGTAATGTTCGACATTCAAATTTGCCAACTAATTGTCGGCATATGTGAGGAAGTAAGCCATGTTTGATTTTTCAGTGTCCAAACATCCGCACTTTGATAACGTCTGTCGCCAGTTTGCGTTAAAACACAACCTAGTCGAGCTGGCAGCAAACGCAGGGATTGCGGCGCAGGTTCTGCGCAATAAATTGAATCCTGACCAGCCGCATCGTTTAACCGTTGACGAACTGCTACGCATCACCGACCTAACCGAAGATCCAACATTATTGGACGGTCTGCTGTCGCAAATCAATTGCATGCCATCTGTGCCAGTCAATGAAGCCTGCACCAGCAATATCCCAACTTATGCGCTACATGCTACTGCCGCCGTGGGTTCTATTGCTGCCGCTGCGGTGCAAGGTAATCACAAAACAGCATTCAGCAAATCTGCTCTGCTGGATAGCGTCAATACTGCAATTCGCCATCTGTCACTGATTGGCCTGACAGTGCAGGCGCGCATTCAGTCAACCCCCGCGCTGGCTTCAACCGTTGATGTTATTAGCGGCTTGAGTGCTGTCGCCGGTTTGAGTTGAGGTGTTTTTATGATTATTTCTATTGCTCCACTGTTAAAGCAGCAAAGCCCGGTAAACCTGCGCCATTTCGGTAACGGTCTGCTGGAGTTGAAAAACGGCCAGCGCTGGAAGCCGGGAAGTAATCAAAAAGCGCTTTTACAAGAACTGTCTTCTGCAAAGAAGACGCCAATATTACGCCGTCTATTCGGGCGTTGATTGGAGGTTATATGCTGCAATTAACAGAAGCTGAAAAATTAAGAATGACGGGCATTGCTCGCATTGCTGAAATTAAAGAAAAATATTTACGTAATAGAAAGAATATTGCTCAAGAGGCTTTTGATAAGTCACCTGCACATTTACGTAAAACAATCTGTTTTCATGCCGGGTTAAAAAATCGCCATGTAAATATGCAGTTTTCGGAATTAAGTCCGACAGAAAGAGAGTCGGTTGTTGAAACATTGAATTACTTAATTGAGTTTACTCGTTCATTACCGTCATTTGTCAGTAATGATGACTGCACTTTAAATATTATTAATTAACTAAAATCGAGATATATGGCGTTTCACTCGCCGGGTTTCGTATTGCCTAAAAACAGGAATTACCGATGAAGAATACAAAGCAACAAGCGGAATTAATCAGATATGATCGCTCACCTGTGGCTATGAACTCACTGGAGTTATTACTAAATGAGGCTCGGATTGATGAACGAAAAAATCAGGCGGCACTTGTCTCATCTCGTTTGGAAGAAATCGCAAATCAAATTTTGAATCGTGAACTGAACGGCATAGAAGCTGCTGAACTACTTAACCAAATCGCTGAGCACATAATCACTCAGTCTTATGACCAGTATTAATAATATGCGTGGTCGTATTACCCCAACCCCGCCGTTGCCTTATCCGGGCAGCGGCGCTGCCGTTTCTAACTATACCTACCCCGGCAGCAAACCGCGCGAAACCTTGCCCGGCATCCAAAGACCGCTTACCCGTGAACAACTGATTCAGGGGCAAGCTGTTTTAGCCAATATAAATAAACTCCCTCATTTTCTGCGTAACCAGTTTATTTCTCGTTATGAATACCTGTTAACCAATAAAGGGCTAAACGACGTTAACAAATGGCTGGTGTTTGTCTTTGACCAGCGTATCTGGCCGCGTATTCAGGTTGTTAATAAAAAAAATGCCATGAATGCTCATGCTTGGCGTTGGTTCTCAATTGAAGCCGAGACTTACGCGGGCCTACCGGGTATGCATGACAAACAGTTGCGCCGTTTAGCTCGTCAAATAGCTGATGAGCTAATGGTGATCCATAACCAGTATTGTGATGACAGTATTGCGGCCAATCAGGGGGATAGGGCTGTTTTGCTTCAAGATGCAACGCAGGCTCGCATTTACGGTGAGCTTGCAAGAATGGCGCGCGCTTTCAATATCACGCCGATGCACTGGCGAAAATACCTGAAAGGCCGGTTAGATATCGCCTCTGCTATCGCCAGCTTGTCACGACTGGTTAATCCTGAATGGTGGGAGCGCAAACTCAAAGCGCAGCGTACCCGCTGGCGGGAAGCGTTATTGATTGCTGTCGGTAATGTTAGCCGGGATGTTTCAGCATCTTCTTATGCTAGCAAGCAGGCTATCCGTGAAGTTTTCGCCCGCCGCCAGTCTAATCTGGAATATCTCAAAAGCTGCCAGTTAGAAAATATTGAAACCGGTGAGCGCATCGACCTGATTGATAAAGTCATGGCGAGTATTTCTAATCCAGAAATTCGCCGTATGGAGCTAATGAGCACCATCGCCGGTATCGAAAAATATGCAGCTTCACAGAAGCACGTCGGCATGTTCCTGACCGTCACCACCCCGTCAAAATATCACCCGACCCGCGTTATCGGTAAAGGGGATAACGAGAAAGTCCAGCTTAACCATAAGTGGGACGATGAAGCCTACTCACCTAAAGACGGCCAGCGCTATCTCTGCAACATTTGGAGCAAAATGCGCACCGCCTTTAAAGACAATAAGTTGAGCGTCTACGGAATGCGGGTGGTTGAGCCGCACCATGACGGCACCCCGCACTGGCACATGATGCTGTTTTGTGAGCGCAGGCAGCGCCAACAGATTATCGACATCATGCGCCGCTATGCATTGAAAGAAGACAGTGACGAGCGCGGGGCCGCTAAATACCGCTTTGAGTGCAAGCACCTGAACAAAGGCGGGGCCGCTGGCTACATTGCTAAATACATTGCCAAGAATATCGATGGCTATGCGCTTGAGGGTGAGCGTGATCATGAAACCGGCGAGCTGTTGACTGACTCCGCTGCGGCAGTGACGGCGTGGGCGGCAACGTGGCGCATCCCTCAGTTTCGCCCGATTGGCATTCCTTCTATGGGCGCTTATCGCGAATGTCGTCGCATCCGTTTTATCAGTCTGGCTGAGACTTTCGACGAAACCGTGGAAGCCGTGCGCCATGCGGCTGACGAGGGTGATTTTGCTGCCTACATCGCCGCGCAAGGTGGCACTAATTGCGGCAACCAGACTGTTCGTTTAGCCAAGCGCGTCGCCGATGAACTCAACGCCTACGATGAAGAAGTACAAAAAGTCGTCGGTATCTACGCGCCGCATTTGGGCGCTGACCATATTCATGAAACCCGCACAACCCAATGGCGCATCGTTGCTGGTGCCGTTGACGTTGAGCTTTTGACTTTGAAAAGCGCCTCTGGCGCGCCTCGGAGTCCTGTCAATAACTGTGGGTTAGGTGGAAACACACAAGCGCCAAATGACCCCAACGGGCAGGCTAAAACGCCTGTGGTAGCGATGGAATACCCACCGGACGCCGTTATTGACTGGTCGGACACTGCCGCCGTGAGGGCGATTGTGGCCCGTGTTAAAGAGAAACAGCCAACGATTAGTAAGGCGCAACGTAGTTTTAACCCAACCAAAGGCCGACTTATTGCCCCGTCAGCCCGTTTGACCCGTGAAGAACGCCAGCGCATCCCCCAAATCCGCAATGATTTACTGCTGAAAGATATCAGCGCTCAACGCTGGGAACTGGAATCGTTAGCCCGTGGGGCCCAAATGTCGTTTGGCGGTGATGTTATTCAGTATCCGGCCCTGTCCGACTGGCCGGAATTCGATGATTAATCTACCTGAGAGAAAGCTCATGACTAAAACCGCTGCAACTACCCGTAAGCAGGCACAGCGCCAGCGTGATAAATCCGCCGGTATCAATGAAATTCGCGCCCGGCTTGAACCGGAAGAGTTCGCCATGTTGGCAGAGGGCATGGCCGCCCGGCGTTTGTTCCGACCTGCCTATGATTTACCGGAATATATCGCGCTACTTATTCGCCAAGACAACCAGCGACTAAAAGAGCAACTGGATGAACTGGGTAAACAGCGTTGTGGTAGATGTGGCGACACATTGCCGGGTGATCCAAATGGGTGTTGTTTGCGGGGTGAAGCGGCTTGCTGGCAAACCCAAGGCGTGAATAGCCTATTAATTAGTGCAATTAAACCATTGTGACGCGTCACATCGGATTATTTTTACAGCATATAGCGCGTCACAAACCTCTGATTTAGCTAAACAGCCGTTTACAGTATTGACCTGTATAACCTTTTACTTAATACTGTATATAAATACAGTATAATAAGGAGCCTGCATGGAACCCGTTGATAAAAGAGAACTAACGCTTTCAAGAATTAAGTTTATTGCTGAAGTTTCGCAAGTTGCACAATGCAGTAATAGTGAATTTCTTGTCGCTATGTCGTTGATATCAGACCTGACCAGCCAGATAGTCACGAGCCAAAATTATGATGAGATTTTCTATAACGCCGACGGTAAAAAATCGCACTGATAAATTTCTTATAAGACAATGCGTGTATGGCCTCCCATCGTGATTTGGGCCATGCATGCATATAGTGCATGATTCCGCATGATGATCCCCTCCCCTATTTCCCCTGTTAGCGCCAGCCCCGACGCGGATCTCGATGGATCATGCAAGTGCATGAAAAGCGACCTACAAAGCGCGCAGGCGTGGCGGGGATAGCATTGCGCGCAAAGGGTTTTGATACCCTTATTTATAGATCTTGGGCGGGCCGTGGTGCTGCGTTCGGTTGGGTTGGGAATCAATGCGTGTTCATAGGGTGCGAGGGCGTGGCGGGCGTCTGATAGTGTATGGCGCGAGGTGTTGGAATTGCTACTTTTCGGGCATGAAAAAGCCGCCCGGTTCGGCGGCTGTGGTGTGGTGCTTCAATCATCCGACGGTGCTGCAACTATATCGACACTGCAACTATGAGGCTGATATCCACCTAGATCCATTCGCTGACAATAACAACCTGAGCACACACATTTCCTTGGTGGTTGAGGCGGTGGCGCGGGCCTCTTCACTGTATCACCGGGTTTGTATGGCGGTGGTGTTGGCGCTTTACGTCCCATATTAATCCTCGCTTATCAGTTCATAAGGCTTGAACCGGATCACCTCTTCCCCTATCCAGTTATTCACCTCTTTCAGTCGTTCTTGCAATGGCGTTAACTCGTTACGAACAAACACTTGTGAGGCTTTCGCCACGTCACCGAAACCGCCGGTATTGTTGGGAATAATCCCCATCATCTGCGGTGGCACCCGGTGCACACTAAGCAGGTCGTCGCGGGTGGCATTCTTGATATTAAAAAAGTCATCTTTGGTGGCGACTTCGCTCAACGGTAAAATCTGGATACCGTCTTTTTTGCCATTAGGGGCATACATAAACAGGTTGCGGAAGTTGCCTAGCCCTTTGGTGTCACGCATCGCTTTACGCATTGCCTCAATATCGCTGCTACTTTGCGCCGCATCAGTCATATACAGGATGTATCCCGCGTGTGCGCCGTTCTGATAATACTTGCGGCGAAACAGCGTGGCGGCTTCATTGAGCCATGCCGAATTTAAACCGCTGAGGTATTCCGGTAAACCGTAAAGCTCCTGATTGATATCCGGTTCTATCAGGTGGAAAATGCTCCCGGCGGCGAACAGGTGTTCATCTTTCCAGTTCTGGACAAACCAATAGCAATCTTTTTCTAATCCACGGCGGGTGTACTTGGCCGGGCTGGGGTCGAGGCGCAGTGGTGCGCCCAGTTGGTTACGGCGCACCTCTAAAAACGCATTGCCGAACACCAGATAATCCAGCGCATAGCGGCTAAATGCCTGCTGACTGAGCATTGCGTGAGGGGTAAATGTGCTTGCCAGTATGTTGCGTTTCACATACAGCGGTGAACTATGATGCACCGCCGCCCGAAAGCTGCGCGCCAGTCCGTCAAAGCTGATAGGCGGGTCATACCATTTACCGTTACTGGTGCATTCGATGTAATCCAGTATTTCCCGCTTGTCGAGCACGGCGGAGGGTTCGCCAAAGGTGAACGCCTCCACCGGCTGCTGTTGGCTGGCGGTGTGATTGGTTACAGGTCGGCTTAATGCCTTGCGGCCCTTGCGCTTACTCATTTCACTTCCCCTGCATTGTTTGCCGCTTGTGACCAGTCGCACAAATATAAGAGTTTAAAATCATCCACCGTCATGTGTTTTTCCAGCCAATCTTTCTTCCAGTCTTTTTCCCATAACGTGCAGCCTTGTTGAATGGCATCATCAGCCGTGACCGATTGACGAAATACACCATCAGCACAAAAAACGCCGTTATCTGTGTGTATCACCGGTACTGCTTTTCGTGGGCGGTGTAGTGAACCATTCCAAATCTTGAACGCAGTATGTGAGCGGGAGGGTGTGGTATAGAGCGTTAAACGATGATTTTTGTGCATCGCTATCCCCTTAGCCATTTGCAGTATTGAACGCGGGTTTTTGGCCCATGCATATTCACCCAGGTATACGTTCCCGGCATGAGCGGCTGCGTGGCTGTTTTCACCGTGAAAGGCGATAAGTGCGCCATTACCTAACAACATATTATTCAGCGATAATGGGTTCACGTTTACCCCGACTACCCGGCAAAACTCCGCAATAAAGGCGCGGGTCGTCAGAGCGCTATTTCTGGAGCAGGTTAAAAAATGCTGATTGCGGCCAGTGGCTAGGGCATCCAGTAACGCTTCAAAAGCGAAAAGCCAGTCGGCCCCAATTTGGCGAGATTTGGTGATATTTCGGGCTACGCTGGTCAGCCCCACCCGATACCACGTCTTTTGATAGTCAAAGGCTGAGTTTTCGAAGTGTTCGCGCAGGCCGTCAACTTGACCAGCAGTAAAAGTCATTGATTTCATCCGTAAAACTCCAAGAAATTAGGGCTATGACCGCCATATGTCGCGGTAAGGGGTTCATTTAACAGGGCGTGCATAATCGCCCACGCCACATCGGCGTGACTGGCTTCTTCGCTGCGGCTGGCAACATAAGTCGAACTCTTGCCGCTAGCAGTCATGGTTTTGCGAATGGCCATAAATGACTGGGTGATATCGGTGTGGCCAGTGTCATATTCCAGACGGCCGTTATTAATGGTGTGCTTGGCTTTTAGCACCATGGCGGTTTTGATTTCAGGGGTGTATTTGATTTCCCTTGCTGCCGGGAAGAACTGACGCACTAATTGGAAAACGCCTTGGCCGACGGTAGTGGCATCGATACCGATATATTCCACGCAATACTTATGCGTCAGCTCTTCGATATGTTTGGCCTGCGCTTCAAAATCCATCCCTTTCCACTGGTGGCGCTCCAATACTCGGAACTTGCCGCCCGGCACCAATGGCGGTGCAATCACCGCGCACCCGGCACTGTCACCGCCGTTGGCCTCGGATGGGTCGTAACCAATCCACACCGGACGATAACCAAACGGCCGCAACGAATACGGGTTGTAGTCTTCCCACTCTTCCAGACTGTCAACCATGCAAGCCTGCAACTCGGCGAACGGGAACACTGACGCTTGATCGTCGACAAATTCGCACATCAACAGGTTTTGATATTCGGCCGGACTGTATTCCAGTGAGAGCTGGTTGAGGTCAAACAGGTTACAACCGCCCGCCAGTGCATCTTCCACCGTCACAATCTGCCGCCACTGACCATCAGCGCACAACGAACCACGGGCCAAATGGCTGTGGCTTAAATCCAGTTGAATATGGTCGGATTTATTGCGCCGGCCTTTATTGAATAATTCGCCAGACCAGAACGGATAGGCGCTGTGGGCCAGACTCGACGGCGTGGAGAAATAGGTGGTACGCCATTTTTTGTGTAGTGACATGCCGCTGGCGACTTTGCGTAATTCCTGAAACTTGGGTATCCAGAAATATTCGTCAAGATACAGATTGCCGGTGTAGCTCTGCGCGGTGCGCACGTTAGTGCCGAGGAAGAACAGGCGCGCGCCGTTGGGTAACACCATCGGGTCGCCTTTCAGGTCAACGTCAACCATGCGGGCAAAGTCAATAATGTAGCTTTTGAACACATGCGCCTGTGCCTTACTGGCTGACAGGAATATTTGGTTACGTCCGGTGGTGATGGCATCCAACAGCGCTTCACGGGCAAAGAAGAATGTCGCCCCAATCTGGCGTGATTTTAGAATGTTGCGGATACGGTGAGTGAGTCCGGCCTCAAACCAGTTGCGCTGATAATCAAAGATATTTTCGTGAAAAATGGATTCCAGCTTTTCAACGGCGGATTCACCGAACAGGTTTTTATCCGGGGTCTTGCGTTCCCCTTTGTTGCGGTTCGCCACATTTGGGTTTAAGTCGGCTTCGCTGCCGGTCTGGCTGTAGCGGTTCACCCGCGCCAACCGTTCAATCTGGCGGCCTAACAGGTCAATCTCTTTAAAGTCCCGCCCCTCTTTGGCGTCTTTCATGATGAGCTGAATTAACCGCGCTTCCATGCTGGTTTCCACACGGGAAATGGGTGCAATGGCGTCCCACCCGTCGCGCTTCTTCCAGCTCTGCACAGTCGGCGATTTCAGGGCCAGCGTGTCCGCAATCTGGCGCACAGAAAAGCCCTGCCAGTAAAGCAAGGCCGCCTGTCGCCGTGGGTCGCTGATAATGGTGCTCGATGTCGTATTCATGCCATTAGGCTACGCGACCAGCCCGACCCTCTGCGCGTCCTCGCTGTTGTGCCAGCCCCGTCACAACGGGCTTTCGTTGTTGCCGCCCCTCTCAGTCTGGAAACTAAGCCCCGTACCAAACAACCCACATTAAATGGAGCCGCTCATGGCTAAGAAAGTATCAAAATGGTTTCGTATCGGCGTTGAGGGTGATACCTGCGACGGGCGAGTGATTGACGTTGATGATATTAACCAGATGGCCGAAACCTTTGACCCGCGTGTCTACGGTTGCCGCATCAATCTGGAACACATAAGAAGTGTGTCACCTGACAGTTCATTCCGCCGTTATGGCGATGTCGTTGGTCTGAAAGCGGAAACCATTGACGATGATTCAGCGCTTAACGGTAAGCGCGCACTGTTCGCCCAAATCAACCCAACAGATGAACTGGTGCTACTGAATAAAAGCCGCCAAAAAGTTTATACCTCGATGGAAATTAGCCCGAACTTTGCCAACAGCGGTAAAGCCTATCTGGTCGGTCTGGCCGTGACCGATGACCCTAATAGCCTTGGCACGGAAATTTTAGAATTCAGCGTCAAAGCCACGCACAACCCACTGGCCTCCCGTAAGTCTCACCCGGATAACCTGTTTTCTGCGGCGGTTGAAGTGCAACTGGAATTTGAAGACGTGGCCGAGCCGGGTGTTACGTTGCTCAACATGGTGAAGTCAGTATTCAGTCGCAAACAGGCAACAGACGACGCCCGCTTTAATGATGTGCATGAGGCAGTTAACGCAGTAGCGGAGCATGTGCAGGGGCATAGCGAAACCATTGAAGCCCGCTTTACGGCCATTGAGAAAAAGCTCTCTGACCACGTGGTGGAGTTGAAACAAGACATCGACCAAAGCAAGCAAGGGGTTGTCGCGCTGAAAACGCAACTGTCTACCACTGAAAACTTTAGCCAGACCAAACGGCCGGAGTCCACTGGCGTCAATGGTAAAGCCGAGGTGCTGACCGACTGCTAACCGGGATTATTGGCCGCCCGTTGTGCGGCCCAATTGCTATTTCATTAACACGTTATTTAACTGAATCAGGATTATTATGCGCCCAGCAACTCGTTTTAAATTTAATGCCTATCTGACCCGTCAAGCCGAGCTGAACGGGGTAGAAACCGGCGACCTGAATAAAAAATTCAGCGTTGAACCTTCCGTCACGCAAACCATCATGACCCGCGTCCAAGAGTCCTCAGAATTTCTGAGCCGCATCAATATTGTGCCGGTAGCCGAGTTGACCGCCGAAAAAGTGGGCCTGAGTGTGACCGGGTCAATTGCCAGCAATACTGATACTGACGGCGGGGACGAGCGCGAAACCGCCGAATTTGCCGGGCTGGACAGTGAGAAGTATTTCTGTGAGCAGGTGAACTACGATTTCCACATTCGCTATAACACCCTTGACCTGTGGGCGCGTTATCAGGATTTCCAGACTCGCTTGCGCGACGCCATTATCAAGCGGCAGGCACTTGACCGCATCATGGCGGGCTTCAATGGCACCCATCGCGCCAAGACGTCTAATCGTGCACTTAACCCGATGTTGCAGGATATCGCGCCGGGCTGGTTGCAAAAATACCGCACCAATGCGCCAACCCGCGTAATGAGTAACATCATCGGTGAAGATGGTGCGGTAGTGTCGGAAAAAATCCGCGTCGGGCATGGCGGTGATTACGTCAATCTGGATGCATTGGTGATGGATGCCACCAATAACATGATTGCTGAATGGCATCAGGAAGACCCTGAACTGGTGGTTATCACGGGTCGCCAGTTGATGCAGGATAAATATTTCCCCATCGTCAATAAAGAGCAGGAAAACAGCGAAACCCTCGCCGCTGACCTGATTATCAGCCAGAAACGTATCGGTAATTTACCGGCTATCCGTGTACCGTTCTTCCCGGCAAACGCGTTTCTTATTACCCGCCTCGATAACCTGTCTATTTATTGGCTGGAAGACTCGCACCGCCGCCATATCGATGAGAACGCCAAGCGTGACCGCATCGAAAACTACGAATCCATTAAACAGGATTACGTGGTGGAAGATTATGCCTGTGGCTGTCTGGTGGAAAACATCGAGATTTTACCGGCAAAAAGTGGCGGTGAAATCGTCATGGGTGCAAGCGCGCTGATGGTATCCGATGCCCCGAACTATGACGGCCTAGCGGCTGCGATTATGGCTGCGGTGAACGTTGCAGCTCACCCGAATGAAACCCAACCAGAAGCCACCACCGACGCGCAGGCCGCGACGGAAAGCACTACGGAAGCACCGGCAACCAAAGGGAGCAAATAAGCCATGTCCAGTCCTGCGCGCCGCCATTTTATCCAACAGTCGGCTATTGCCGCCTCACAGCAGCGAGATAACCCGCTGCGCCATGCTACCGGCTACGAGCTGATGTTGCTCAAGCTCAATGAAGATAAACGCAAGCTGAAACAGGTGCGTTCACAAGAGCGTAAAGCCGAGCTGAAACGGCAGTTATTGCCGGATTACCTGCCGTGGGTATCTGGCGTGTTAAGTGAGGGGAAAGGCGCGCAGGACGCCATTTTAATGACGGTCATGATTTGGCGTCTGGATGCCGGGGATATCCCCGGCGCACTGGATATCGCCCGTTATGCCCTGCGTTATCAGTTAGTGCCGACCGACCGCTTTACCCGCTCGACGGCTTACCTGATTGCTGAGGAAGTCGCGGACGCTGCGGCGCGCGCCTATGCCACCGGTAAACCGGTTGATGTTGACCCTCTGCTGCAAACCATTGAGCTGATGGAAGATGAAGACATGCCCGACCAAGTGCGCGCCAAACTGCACAAAATGACCGGCTATGTGCTGCGTGACAGTGACCGGGGCGAACTGGCCCTAAGCCACCTCCACCGCGCACTCCAACTGCACACCGGTTGTGGCGTCAAGAAAGACATTGAGCGGTTGGCCGTGAAGTTAAAGAACGCCGCCAGCCGCTAACCCGAACGCTCCCCGAGCCGGGCGGCACGATGGCCGCAACAGGTTTGACCTTGTTAACGCCATCGTCCACCGCCCACCCATTCTGATATTGAGGTTGCCATGACCACTGTTGTTATCCCCGCGCCACGGCCAGACAAAACGGCCGAACCGGTGATTGAAAATACCTTTTTCTGGCCTGCGGTTGACCCGATAAAACTGCGTGAGCTGCTGCGCCTTGAGGGCACCGTCACCGCCGAGCGCCTGCGTTTCACCATTAAGGGCGCAATCGCAGAGGTTAATGCCGAGCTGTACGAGTACCGCCGTGACCAGATGGCCGCTGGTTTTAAAACATTGGCCGAGGTGCAGGCCGAGCAACTGGACGGCGAAAGCATCTTGTTAGCCGAGTACCAGCGGGCGGTCTGCGCCATTACTGCCGCCTTACTGGCCGAACGTTATCGCGGCTATGACGCCAGCGCGCGCGGTGATAAACGTGCGGAGGCCATTGAAAGCACCGTTGATGAGTTGTGGCGTGATGCGCGGATTAGCATTCGCAACATTGCCGGTAAGCCTCACAACATTATTGGCCTTATCTGATGCAGGTCAACGCGTTGCAAGGCGACACGCTCGACGCATTGTGCTGGCGCTATTACGGCCGCACCCAAGATGTGCTGGAGCAAGTCTATGACGCGAATCCGGGGCTGTCGGAACTGGGGGCCATTCTGCCCCATGGTTATCCGGTGGAGTTGCCCGACATGGCCCCGGCGGCCCAACGTGAAACCGTTCAATTATGGGATTGAAAATGGAGAAAATCAGCTCTGCGGTAGCCTATGTCTTTGCGCTGCTGTTGGCGTTTATTGGCGCACTGAGTCCGCAAGATATCGCGTTTTATGTGGCGGCGGTGGCCGCTGCGGCGACCTGTCTTATTAATTGGTACTACCGGCGCAAGAGCTATTTCTTGCTGAAAGAAGTGGTTATCAGGCGGGAGGTGTTCGATGAACTCAATCGTTAAGCGCTGTCTGGTCGGGGTCATTCTGGCGCTGGCCGCCACCTTGCCGAACTATCAGACCCTAAAAACATCGGCCGCTGGACTAAAACTGATTGCCGATTATGAGGGGTGTCAGCTTAACGCCTACCAGTGCAGCGCCAACGTTTGGACAAACGGCATCGGTCACACGGCTGGCGTTAAGCCGGGCAGCGTTATCAGTGAGCGGCAGGTGGCGGTCAATCTGGTCGCTGATGTGCTGCGGGTTGAACGGGCTATGGCGGTGTGTATGCCGGTTGCCATGCCGCAACCAGTCTATGACGCGGTGGTATCGTTTGCCTTTAACGTCGGCACCGGTGCGGCTTGTCGCTCGACGCTAGCCTTTTATGTCAACAAGGGCGACTGGCGCAGCGCTTGCAATCAGTTGCCGCGCTGGGTGTACGTCAATGGCGTGAAAAGCAAAGGGCTGGAGCGCCGCCGTATCACCGAACAAACACACTGCCTGAGCGGGGTCTGATATGCGCGCATTACTTCTGATATGGGTTTTGATGATGGGTTTACTAGCATGGCACGCCCATAGCCTGAAAAAAGAGTTAGACAGCGCCAAGCTGGTGATTGGCACTTTATCCGCTGGGATTGAGAGCCGGGACAACGCAATAACCCGCCTGCAAGATGAGGCCCGGCAACAGAGCGAGAATGAGCTGGCATTACGACAATCACTGAGCCATGCCAGCACCTTGTCATTGTCCCGTGAGCAGAGAATTCAAAGGTTACTCAATGAAAATAAAGCCTTGCGTGATTGGTTTGCTACTGCTTTGCCTGCTGACGTTATCCGGCTGCACCAGCGCCCCGCGTTCGCCAGCCCCAATGATTATTTACGTTGGCTGTCCAACGGTGAGCAGTTGCCCGTTACCGGGCAGCAGTCCGGCGGTTAACGGTGATTTAAGTGCCGATATTCGCCAGTTAGAAACTGCACTGGTGGCCTGTGGGCTGCAAGTGGAAGCCGTTAAACAGTGTCAGGAACAGCATCATGTTAAAACCCAAACTGCTACGCCAAGCCTTAACCGACAGTCTGCCGTTGTTGCAGGCTAACCCGGAACGGCTAAAAATGTTTGTTGATGGCGGGCGCATTGTCTCAACATTGGCCCCGTCGCTCTCTTTTGAAAATCAATATACGCTGACGCTGTTTATTGAGGATTTTCCCAGTGACGTTGATTATCTGTTTGTGCCGATACTGGCATGGCTGCGGGAGCATCAACCGGACATCATGGCGACAGAAGAAAAGCGCCGCACCGGCTTTATTCACAAGGTTGATGTGATTAGCGATGTGCTGAGTGATATCCGTATCGACCTGCAATTGACCGAACGGGCCATTGTGAAAGAGGTCGATGGTGCATTGCATGTTAACCATGCGTTAGAGCCGACTTGGCCGGGGATGTCACCACGTCCAACAGCCATCTACTTCAACGGTGAAACAGTCAAATGAATGAGCTGAAACCCTTTGATGATGCACTGGCCGGGCTGATTGCCAACTTAACCCCCAAGGCGCGCAAAGCGCTGGCGGTCACGGTTGCCAAGCGGTTGCGGGCCAGCCAACAGCAGCGGATTAAACGCCAGCAAGCGCCCGACGGCACCCCGTATGCTGCCCGTAAATCTCAACCATTGCGTAAACCAAAAGGTCGGATTAAAAAGGAAATGTTCGCCAAGCTGCGCACCGCGCGCTATATGAAAGCCAACAGTAACCCCAATGAGGCGGTGGTCGAGTTTGCCGGACGCGTTGAACGTATCGCGCGGGTGCATCACTTTGGCTTGCGTGACCGTCCGAATGTACACAGTAAAGATGTGCGGTATGACGAGCGGCCGTTGCTGGGGTTTACATTACAAGACAGAGAACTTGTTGAAAATGCTGTGTTTGCTTACCTAGCTAAATAGTACAACCGCTTTTTTAATGGCTGGCTTGAGTGAATGGGTATGGTTATGATGTTTATATTCGCTTTTCTCAAGGTAAGCTAATCCATGGAATTAACCACATTAAACGTAACGCTCATGGGCGCTTTTGGTTCACTGGTTGGGGTTTGTGTATCAGCATTCATTAACTGGTTAATAGCAAAAAATAACCGTTCTAAATCATTAAATGAATGGAGAAGAGAAAAACTATTGACACTAATCTATGATTTTTTGGAACAATTTAAAAAAGAAACCACCTACAATAATCAAAATGCAAAGGATTTTGATACTTCAATTATTTCCGAAATGGCCTTCAAAAACTATTTCTTATCAGATAAAAAAGCACATCAACTATGTTTGTTTTTGAGCAAAAGTGAATCTGTAAAATTTCTAGAGAAATATAACGCTCTTAAAATAATGAAGGTTAAAGAGACAGAAAAAAATTTCTATATTTTCGTTAGTGGTAATCATTACGAATACTTCGAATCCCGCGAAAGCACTAAAGAATATACAGATGTAATTGAACTATTCGCTACTGTAATTAAAAATATGAAATAACTGTAAGCGACTGCTACTCACTATAAACCGACAATCAGATCTAACAACCAAATAGTCTTCTCGTTGTGCCATCCCCGAACAAACCTGCATAAATTGCCGCCTGACCCGTTGGGCGGCATTCTTTCTGTATGAACACACAAACCCAACTCACTGAAATTCTGCGCCTGCTGCGCAACCTTATCCGCATTGGTACGGTGGCCGAGGTCGATCTCGACCAAGCCCTGTGCCGTGTAGCGACGGGCGACAATACCACCGGCTGGTTAAACTGGCTGACGCTGCGCGCCGGTCAATCGCGATCATGGTGGGCACCGTCCGAGGGTGAGCAAGTATTGATATTGTCCCTTGGCGGTGAACTCGATACCGCCTTTGTGCTGCCGGGTATTTTCTCTGATGACTTCCCGCCGCCGTCGGCCTCGGCAGATGGCCTGTATCTCTCATTTCCTGATGGTGCCACGCTGCACTATGAACCTGACAGCGGTGAGTTGCTGGCTGACGGCATCAAAACAGCGGTTATCAATGCCAGTGAATCGGTGAATGCTACCGCCCCCACTATCACCTGTGCCGCCTCGGTAAAAATCCTGCTGGATACCCCCGAAGTGGAATGCACCAACAACCTGACTACCGCCACGCTGAACGTAACCAAAGGCGGCCAGATGAGCGGCGATATTGAACATTCCGGCGGCCAGTTCTCATCCAATGGCGTAGTTATTGATAAACATGACCACGGCCAAGTACAGCGTGGCGGTGATTATACGGTGGGGATTAAATGACCACAGCCAAATACCTCGGCATGAACCGCAGCGCCGGGCAGACCATTACCGATGCTGACCATATCAGCCAGTCCATCGCCGATATTCTGATTACCCCAGTAGGTTCACGGGTGATGCGCCGGGCTTACGGTTCACTGTTATCTGAGCTGATTGACCAGCCACAAAATCCGGCCTTGCGACTGCAAATCATGGCCGCCAGTTACAGCGCCATTTTGCGCTGGGAGCCGAGGGTCAAGCTGACGGGCATCACTTTTGATACCACCTTTGACGGAAAGATGGTGGTCGATATCACCGGCACCCGCACCGACAGCGCGGCCCCCCTTTCTTTAACCATCCCTGTGAGCTGAACCTATGGCAACCATTGACCTGAGCCTGTTACCCGCGCCCTTTGTGGTGGAAGAACTGGACTATGAAACCCTGCTGGCCGAGCGCAAAGCCACGTTGATTTCCCTTTACCCGCAGGAGCAGCGCGCCGCCGTGGCCCGTACTCTGTCGCTGGAGTCGGAGCCGCTGGTCAAGCTGTTGCAGGAAAACGCCTACCGGGAGGTGATATTGCGCCAGCGGGTTAATGATGCTGCCCGCGCGGTGATGGTGGCGTATGCCGTCGGCAGCGATTTAGACCAGCTCGGCGCAAATAATAACGTTGAGCGGTTGGTCATTATCCCGGCTGATCCCACCGCTATTCCACCGATTGAGGCGGTAATGGAGTCAGACAGTGATTTCCGGGTGCGTATCCCGCAAGCCTTTGAGGGCTTGAGCGTCGCCGGGCCAACGGGCGCGTATGAATATCACGCCAAAAGTGCTGACGGCCGGGTGGCCGATGCCTCGGCAATCAGTCCAGCCCCGGCCTGTGTCACGGTCACGGTGTTATCGCGAGAGGGTAACGGTGAAGCCTCAAGCGAGCTGTTGGCCGTGGTGGAAGCTGCGCTGAATGATGAGAACACGCGGCCGGTGGCTGACCGGGTCACGGTGCAATCCGCCCGCATTGCAGACTATGACATTGACGCGGTGCTGTATTTGCATCCGGGGCCGGAAGCCGAACCCATCCGCGCAGCGGCTGAGAAGAAACTGACCGCTTTTGTCACTGCACAGCGCCGCCTCGGCCGCGATATTCGCCTGTCGGCACTCTATGCCGCGCTGCATGTTGAGGGCGTCCAGCGGGTGGTGATTAATGCTCCGCTGGCTGATGTGGTGTTGGATAAAACCCAAGCGGCTTGGTGCACCGGCAGCACTATCACTGTCGGGGGTACCGATGACTGACCGCTTACTGCCTGTCGGTTCCTCAGTGCTGGAAGTGGCCGCCGCGCGCGCCTGCGCTGAATTGGAGAATATCCCCGTTCCGATTCGCCAGCTCTGGAACGCCGACACTTGTCCGCTGCCATTGTTGCCCTATCTGGCGTGGGCGTGGTCAGTTGACCGCTGGGATGAGAACTGGCCGGAAGTTACCAAGCGCGCCGTGGTGAAGTCCTCGCAATATGTCCACAAACACAAAGGCACCATAGGCGCAATTCGCCGGGTGGTGGAGCCGCTGGGCTATCTCATCAAAGTAATTGAGTGGTGGAAGACCAACGAAACCCCCGGCACTTTTCGCCTTGATGTTGGCGTGTTGGAAACCGGCATTACCGAAGAAATGTATCAAGAACTGGAGCGGCTGATAGATGACGCCAAACCATGCAGCCGCCATTTAGTCGGCCTGTCTATCAATCTTGACAGCAGTGGCCCGCTGACTATCGCCGCCGCCAGTTACGGCGGTGATGAGCTGACCGTGTACCCGTATTTACCTGAAACCATAACCGTGACCGGCGAGGATTATGCCAGCGCTGCCGTCCATATTATTGATGACCTGAGAGTGAACCCATGACAGCGAAATTCTTTGCTTTACTGACCAACATCGGCGCGGCCAAGCTGGCGAATGCCACCGCACTCGGCACCCGCTTAGAGATTACCCACATGGCAGTCGGAGATGGTGGCGGAACCCTGCCAACGCCGAACCCGGCACAAATTAAACTGGTGAATGAGCAGCGCCGCTCCGCCCTTAACATGCTGACCATTGACCCCATTAATACCAGTCAGATTATTGCGGAGCAGGTTATCCCTGAAACCGAGGGTGGGTGGTGGATTCGGGAAATTGGATTGCTGGATAAAGACGGTGATTTGGTTGCCATTGCTAACTGTGCCGAAACCTATAAACCACAACTGCAAGAGGGCAGCGGCCGCACCCAAACCATTCGGGTGATTTTAATTGTTAGCAGCACCGCTGCTGTCACGTTGAAAATCGACCCGTCAGTGGTGCTGGCAACGCGTAAGTATGTGGATGACAAGGTGATTGAGGTTAAGCAATACGCCGATAACTTACTGGCTGAACACATTAAAGCAATCAATCCCCACAGCCAGTATTTACAGGTCGCTCGTCTCTTTTCTGAAATTAAAGCTATGGGGCCGGAATCAGTTGCCCTTGCACTGGAACACCTTGATTTAGGTGAAGATAAGTTTCATGGTCGATTGCTTAGAGTGTCAAAATTTTCTGAGTCAGCAGTCTATAAAAAACCATTAGCTAAACGTATTAAGGTGACCGTCGTTGGTGGCGGAGGCGGCGCGGGTGGCACACCATCAACCGGAGCAAACCAAGTTTCCATGGGGTCTGGTGGGGGAAGTGGCGGCACCTCGATTTCATTCTTTGATGTCGATGACCTCACATATCCCATTGAGTTGACAGTGGGTAAAGGTGGAATGGGGGGCGTGGGTAGTGTGGAGCCAACCAGTGGAACAAGTAGCAGTTTTGGTAATTATATGTCCAGCGAAAATGGATCACGCGCGGCATCAGGTATTGCCTTTGAAGTTGGCAGCCCTTTATTAATGTCTAATGGTGGCGGCGGTATAGGTATCGGAGGGAATCATTTAAACATTCGAGGAGGGGCAGGAACACCGGCTATATCTATCGGCGCAGGTTATGAAAGCGGTGCTGGCGGGCATTCTTCACTTTCTGCGGGCGGAAACCCTATATCTGCCGGGGGGAGTGCCATCCCCGGTGAACACGGCTTATTGGGTTCTGGTGGTAGTGGCGCTTATGCGCCCAGATCCAGCGGAATACTTTTAGGGGGAAATGGCGGTGATGGCATAATTATTATTGAGGAATACGCATGAAAAAATATATCCGCGTAAACAGTTTAGGTGTCTGTTCCGAGCGACTCGAAACCGACAAAGATATTTCACTGTTATTCCATCCCGCTATGCGGTGGATAGATATAACTAAATTGAAAAATCCGCCAGATATAGACTGGTTCTATGATGGCGAATCATTTACTCCACCAGAAGATAAAGATAAATACGTAACGCAATAGAATTCAATCTTTGAGCATTAGGTGAATATAAGTTGAGAGGCGGTCTATTGGGCCGCCATTCTTCTGTGTCATTCAATATATCTAATCAGTGACGTTTTCTGTTGTACCAGCCACCACACATCCCCTATCAGATGCCCCTCGCACAGTAAGCCGTCACCATACTCTCACCCTCAACCAACAGAGAGTTAATCCATGAGTGATTATCACCACGGCGCGCGTGTCCTCGAAATCAACGACGGCACCCGTGTTATTTCCACTGTATCCACCGCCATTGTCGGCATGGTCTGCACCAGCGAGGATGCCGACGCGGCAGCGTTCCCCCTCAACACCCCGGTACTGATTACCAACGTACTGGCAGCCGCCGGTAAAGCCGGTAAAAAAGGCACACTGGCCGCGTCATTGCTGGCGATTGCGGAACAGGCCCGCCCGGTCACCATTGTGGTGCGTGTAGCGACCGGTAAAGATGAAGCTGAAACCACGTCTAATATTATCGGCGGCGCAGACGAGAATGGCCGCTATACCGGCATGAAAGCGTTGTTAGATGCGCAATCTGTCACCGGTGTGCGCCCGCGCATTCTCGGTGTGCCGGGGCTGGATAATCTGGCGGTATCAACGGCACTGGCGGATATTTGCCAAAAATTGCGCGCCTTTGGCTATATCAGTGCCTATGACTGCAAGACCATTTCCGAAGCGATGTTATACCGCGACAATTTCAGCCAGCGTGAGCTGATGTTGATTTGGCCGGACTTCCTGAGCTGGAACACTACTGCCAACAGCACCGACATTGCCTATGCCACCGCCCGTGCCCTCGGCCTGCGCGCCAAGATTGACCAAGAGACTGGCTGGCACAAAACTCTGTCTAACGTCGGGGTGAATGGCGTCACCGGTATCAGTGCCAGCGTCTATTGGGATTTGCAGACCGTCGGCACCGATGCTGACCTGCTTAACCAAGCCTGCGTAACCACGCTAATCCGCAAAGATGGCTTCAAGTTTTGGGGTTCGCGCACCTGCTCTGATGACCCGCTATTTGCTTTCGAAAACTACACCCGCACCGCGCAAATTCTGGCTGACACCATGGCCGAGGCGCAGTTGTGGGCCATTGACCGCCCAATGCACCCCACACTGGTACGCGACATAATTGGCAGCATCAACGCCAAATTCCGCGAAATGAAATCCGCCGGGCTGATTATTGACGGGACGTGCTGGTATGACGACAGCGCCAACGATAAAGACACCCTGAAAGCGGGCAAGCTGTTTATCGATTACGACTACACCCCAGTGCCACCACTGGAAGACCTCACCCTGCGCCAGCGTATCACCGACAGCTATCTGGTGAACTTTGCCGCCGCCGTCAACAGCTAAGGAAACCTGACTTATGGCACTGCCACGTAAGCTGAAATTAATGAACGTTTTTAACGATGGCCGGGATTACATGGGGATCGTGTCCGCCATTACCCTGCCAAAACTGACCCGCAAGCTGGAGAACTACCGGGGCGCAGGGATGAACGGTGTTGCGCCAATTGATTTAGGTCTGGATGACGATGCGCTCACCATGGAATGGTCAATGGGCGGCCTTGACGAGTTTGTGTTGCAGCAATGGGGTGCGCCAAAAGTTGATGCGGTGCCGCTGCGTTTTTCCGGCGCTTATCAACGCGACGATACCGGCGAAGTCATAGCGGTCGATGTCGAAGTGCGTGGCCGTCATAAAGAAATTGACGGCGGCGAGTCCAAGCAAGGGGAAGACACCGAAACCAAAGTGTCCACCCAATGCACCTACTACAAACTGACCATTGACGGCAAAGAAGTGATCGAGATTGACGTGGTTAACCTGATTGAACGGGTTAACGGTGTTGACCTGCTGGAAGCCCAACGCAAGGCCATTGGCCGCTAACCCTGACGGCCAGCGTGAACCCGCTGGCCCTCCCTGACTGAATTGGAAAAAACCATGAAAAAAGTGACTGTTAAAACTGAACCCGCTACCGAGATTAATGAGAATCTGGTGGTACTGGATACACCGGTTAAGCGTGGCGATACGCTGATTACTGAAATCGAAGTCAACCGCCCCAATGCCGGAACCCTGCGCGGGGTGCGTCTGGCCGATGTGGCTAACTCTGATGTCGATGCGTTGATTATCGTGCTGCCCCGCATCACTTACCCCTCACTGACAACAGCAGAATGCAGCCGTCTGGAATTGCCAGATTTAGTGGCGCTGGCCGGTAAGGTGGTTGGTTTTTTGTCGCCGAAACAGGCGGGGTAAAACTCGACCCGAAACTGGAAGTTGACGACCTGATGGCGGACATTGCCGCCATTTTTCACTGGCCGCCCTCGGAGTGTTGGGGGATGAGCCTCACCGAGCTGGTGCGCTGGCGTCATAAAGCCATGCTACGCAGTGGAGCCGTAAACAATGAGTAAGAGCTTACAGTTACAGGTGCTGCTCAAAGCCGTAGACCAGGCCACCCGCCCATTTAAAGCCATTCAAACCGCCAGTAAATCCCTCACGGGGGATATTCGCAACACGCAAAGCACTATCAAGAATCTTGATGCGCAGGCGGCGAAAATTGACGGTTTCCGCAAGGCCAGCGCCCAACTGGCCGTCACCGGGCAGGCACTGAAAAAAGCCAAGGAAGACGCGGCGGCGCTGGCGATTGCCTTTAAGAACACCGAGAAACCCACCGCCCAACAAGCCCGGCTGATGGAGGGAGCCAAACGCGCCGCCACTGAGCTGCAAACCAAATACAACGGACTGCGCCAGTCAGTACAGCGTCAGCGTGATGCACTCAATGCTGACGGCATTGCCACCAAAAATCTGAGCGCGGAACAGCGCCGGTTACGCAGCAGTGCCACCGAAGCCACTACCGCCCTGAGCCGCCAGCGCCAAGAGCTGCAACGTCTGAGCCAGAAACAGGAACAGCTCAACCGTATCAGTAACCGCTATCAGAAAGGCAAAGCTGCCACTGCCACAGTGCGCAATGTGGGCGCGGCCAGTCTGGGTGTGGCAACCGCCGGGTTGTATGGTGCAGCGAAACTGATTGCGCCGGGTATCGAGTTTGACAGCCAGATGTCTGGCACCCAGGCAATCTTGGGGCTGGATAAAAACGACACCAAGCTGGCCGCTATTCGCCAGCAGGCGCGGGATATCGGTGGCTCCACCGCCTTTTCCCCGACGGATGTGGCGCGTACCCAAGACACGCTGGCCCGTTCTGGCTATGACGCCGACGCCATTCTGGCCGCCACTGAGCCGACGGTTAACCTGTCGCTGGCGTCCGGTGTGGATATTGCCGAGGCGGCGGATATTGTCACCAACATGCAATCGGCATTTAACCTGCCGTTAGACCAGATTAAACGCGTGTCAGACGTGATGGCGAAAGGCTTTACCAGCTCTAACACCAACCTGTTAGAGCTGGGCGAGGCGATGAAATATGTCGCCCCGATTGCCGAGGCCGCCGGGGCCAGTATTGAAGATACCACCGCGTTACTCGGTGTGCTGGCGGATAACGGCATTAAAGGCAGTATGGCGGGCACCAGTACCAGTGCGGTGTTTAGCCGGTTACAGGCTCCAATAGGTAAAGCCCCGGAAGCCTTGCGGGAGCTGGGAATAACCACCCGCGACAGCAAGGGCAATATGTTGCCGGTGGAGAAAATCCTCAAAGATATTGACCGCTCGTTTAAAAAGAACAAGTTAGGCACCGCACAGCAAGCCGAATACCTGAAAGTGATATTCGGGGATGAGGCGATGAAAGGCGCGGTGAAACTGGTGGCCGCAGCCGGTAATGGCAAGCTGGCCGAGAAACAAAGTAAGCTGAAAAATGCCGATGGCACCGCGCAATCTATCGCCACGGTCAGAATGGATAACCTTGACGGCGACCTGAAAAACCTGAGTTCGGCGTGGGAAGACCTCGAAATTGAAGTCTTTGAAAAGCAAGACTCGGCGCTGCGTAAGTTGACCGTGACCGCCACGGACTGGCTGGTTAAGGTGGCCGCATGGGCCAAGAAAAACCCGGAACTGGTCGGCACCATTGGCAAAGTGACCGGCGCGGCGCTGGCACTGGTTGCCGGGCTGGGTGCGCTGGGGTTAATTGCGTGGCCGGTGATGGCCGGGTTTAACCTGTTATTAGCCGGGGCCAGTCTGTTAAGTGCCGGTTTTTCGCTGATGGCCGGAACCATTACCGCCGCACTGACAGCACTGACATGGCCGATAGTGGCGGTGGTGGCGGCCATTGTGGCCGGTGGTCTGCTTATCCGTAAATATTGGGAGCCTATCAGCGCTTTTATTGCTGGCGTAGCCGAGGGCTTTACCGCCGCCATGGGGCCAGTCAGTGCTGCGTTTGAACCACTTAAACCGGTGTTTAACTGGTTTAGCGACAAGGTAAAACAGCTTGCTAACTGGTTCGCTGACCTGATTAAACCGGTTAAAGCCACGCAGGAAACCTTGGCCGTAGCGACCAACGCGGGCAAGTTATTTGGTGAGGGGCTGGCGGCTGCGCTGAGTCTACCGATGAATGCACTGAATACCCTGCGCAGTGGCATTGATTGGGTGCTGGAAAAACTCGGCATTATTGATAGCAAGTCAGACGGGCTGGCCGATAAAGTCCCGAAAGATAACCCTTACGCGGGGGGTTATTCACCGAGTGGCGGCGTGCTGTACGGCGGTTATCAACCGGTCACCGCCAATACTGGCACCACCATCGTTGATAGCAGTGTGACCACCAATGATATCAAGGTCACTATCCCGCCGGGCATGAGCCGACAGGATGCCGAACGCATGATGACAGATGCCCTCGCCAAAAATGAACGCACTAAACGCGCCCGCCAGCGCGGCCAGATGGAGAGTGACTAATCATGATGTTATCGCTGGGCTTATTTGTGTTTATGCGCCAGACCACACCTTATCAGAGCATGGCGCGCAACATTGATTACCGTTGGCCGACCAACAGCCGGGTGGGCTTGCGCCCGTCCGCGCAATATCTTGGCGTCGATAATGAAAAAATCACCCTGTCCGGGGTGCTACTGCCGGAGCTGACCGGCGGCCGTCTGTCTTTGCTGACCCTTGAGGCGATGGCTGACCAAGGCAAGGCATGGCCGCTGGTCGAGGGCAGTGGCATGATTTACGGCATGTTTGTCATTGAGAGCCTTAGCCAGACCGGTGCGCTGTTTTTTGAAGATGGCAGCGCCCGACGTATTGAGTTCACCCTCAATTTGTTGCGGGTTGATGAGTCATTAACCGCGATGTTTGGCGACCTGCAACAACAGGCTGACGAGTTGCTGGGTAAGGCAACGGAAATGACCGGCAAAGCGCAGGCGGCTATCGGGGGATTCTTCTCATGATGATCGGCCTGTCTTTACCGGCCGGGGCGGATATGGCCCCGGACTTTATGCTGACCATTAATCAGCAAGATATTACGCAGAATATTCGTGACCGGCTGCTGTCCCTGAGCCTCACCGATAACCGGGGCTTTGAGGCAGACCAGCTTGATATTGAACTGGATGACGCCGACGGCCAGCTTGCCATGCCGGAACGGGGCGCAGTGCTATCAGTGTTCTTGGGCTGGAAAGGGTCGGCGCTGATTGGCAAAGGTGATTTTACCGTGGATGAGGTCGAGCACCATGGCGCGCCGGATACACTGACCATTCGCGCCCGCAGTGCCGACTTTCGTGGTTCTCTCAATGCCCGGCGTGAAGTCTCTTATCATGAGACCACGTTGGGGAAAGTCGTGGCACAGGTGGCCGAGCGCAACAACCTGAAAGCCATGCTGGCTGACGGTCTGGCGGATATCGCCATTTCACACATCGACCAGACGCAAGAAACGGACGCCAAATTTATCACCCGGTTAGCCTCGCTCAATGGTGCGGTGGCCGCCGTAAAGGCCGGGCGTTTGCTGTTTATCAAGCCGGGTAGCGCTGTTACTGCCAGCGGTAAACCTATTCCGCAAATGACCCTCACCCGGCAAGATGGCGACCAGCACAGCTTTAGTGTTGCTGACCGGGGTGCGTATACCGGTGTCAGTGCCAGTTGGTTGCACACCAAAGACCCGAAACCGGCCAAGCCGAAAAAGGTTAAGTTGCTGCGTAAGCCCAAGTTTAAACAGCTCCGCGCACTGGAACACCCTAAAGCCAAGCCGACCCGCACCAAAGCGGCGACGGTGAAAAAACCGGTTGAGGAAAAGCAAGGGGATTATCTGGTGGGGTCAGAAGATAACGTTTTTGTTATCACGACAGTTTACGCTACACAAAAAGCGGCTATGCGCGCTGCACAGTCTAAATGGGAAAAACTACAGCGGGGTGTGGCTGAATTCAGTATCACTCTCGCCATGGGGCGCGCTGATTTGTTTCCTGAAACACCGATAGCCGTCAGCGGCTTTAAATCAGTGATAGACCAACAAAGCTGGATAATCAGTAAGGTATCGCACAGCCTGAGTAATAGCGGCTACACCACCCAATTGTCTCTCGAAGTGTTGTTATCGGATGTTACTTATGAGGCAGAAGCCTTGTAATATTCAACTAGTTGATATTTATTTCACAAATGCGAACGCTGGTGATAAGATCAGCATAATTCCTGAATATGCAGTTTCGGAGGTAAGTATGATGCATTGCCCACGCTGTAAATTTGCAGCACACGCGAGATCCAGCCGTTACCTTAGTGACGAAACTAAAGAACGCTATCACCAGTGCACAAATATTAATTGCGGTAAAACCTTTAAGACCCATGAAACTATCGTTGATACGATAATGGAGCCGGGAATAATTAATGCTGTACCGCCCCACCCTAAAGGGAATCAAGGCGTGTTGTGGATGTAA